ACATGTATAATCAGTATTAACTATTCTAATAGTTTTGGATTTATTCGTTATGTTATTAATTTTTGTAGATTCACCAATCAATACATTTTTATTAATAAATTTTTGCAATTCTTCACAAATTAAAATCGAATCAGTTTTTTTTTCTTCTGGACATGGCATACATACGTTTTGTGGTGTAGAAATGATCGGTGGAGAATAACCATCTGGATACAACCCTTTATATATTGAGTCTGGTAATTTATGTTTTCTTCCATAAAAATCCTTACAATATCCATAACGCCGCCCTTTCATCGTTTCGCATGTACAAAAACAACGCTGCTGAATAGTTCTACCTTCCACACGAAACCAAACATGATTTGATGCATGGGACTGTCCTCTATTCTCACAATATCTAGAATCAGAAGATACTAAAAATGTGTGTTTATTAGAGAAAATCTTACGCACTTGTGCGTATCTTTGACCTTCTATTTCTTTCTGAATAAATAATTCAAGATCACTCGATACCGTTTCATTATGAAATTCATTTTTCATTTCGGTTGAAGTAAATGAACCTTCATCGCGACTTGAACCTTCTACTATATTGATAGCAGTACTCAAAGTTCTAACTGTTGACATGTGCATAACTTCAACCGATGGACTTCTATCAAATATACGAGTTAATTCACCGTTTTTATGTCTATAAATCAGTACAGGTTTATATTCACCCTGAATTTCACCTTTTACATATTTATGTGACCATGGCATTCTAAAACCACTACCTTTCACATTTTTTCGACCCCCACCGTATACAGCGGTATCTACTATATCACCCCACGATTTACCTGGAAACATAATGGATAATGCAGATACTATATGAGAATGTAGAGCCATAGCCGAACCATGATCCACTACAAATCCCGGCCAATTCATGTGGATTCCGTATTTCTTTAAATTGTTACCACAATCTTTAGGACTTGCCGCAGAAATGAGTACATCTTTACCGTTGAAATGTGTAACACGATCGCATATAGTACGGATATATTCTTCTAATCTTTCAAATGGAATATCTTCTTCGTCTTTATAATCTAAATCAACGAAAAAATTAAATGTATCAGTTTTTTGTTCGACAACAAATATTTTTTCACCTGATTGCACAGCTTTTATATATATTTCATAGAATTCATTCAATCTTTCATATGGAACAGATAAAACGCCACCGTCCATGAGCACATGTGAAAGATTGGAGCTATTAACAAATCCTTGTTTACGGCACCAGGATTTAAACATACTTACATTATATTGTTTTCTTCTTTTTAATTTTCTTCTTCGAACCAAATCGATGATCTACAAGATACATCTATGAACTCTTCTTTTTCTAAAGATAATTCCTTTTTAAGAACTAATAATTCATAAACCGTCTTAGTTTTTAATTCTTCTATGTATTGATCAGCCCTCTCTTCCCTGTACGACTTTCGCTCCATGAGAATATCTTTTATTTGTTTAAGAATATAGTTTTTAGACTTCATTATTTAATAGAGAATGTTTTTCTATTTAAAGAAGTTACGCACGCGTAAAACTCTGGATTTTCTAATACGTTATGTATTATCCGTTCCCATCGCCGTCTCAAATTAAATTCTGGTAATGTATCAAAACTCATAAAATCATTTTCATCATAGGTTCTTTTCATTGTTATTTTTTTACTATACATTTTATATTTTTCTTCATTAAACCTTCTAACCAATTCAAGTTGTTCTATTTTTGAAAAATTTACAAAAAATATGAACACTGTATACTCGAGGTCTACATTAGAACTTTCTTTAACATTAAAAGTATAACTCGTATATTCACCTTTTTTTAAAGATAATACCCCACGTGTTTCTTCTTCGAGTTCGCGTAATGCTGTACGTAGGGGTTGGCAAATTTCTCGCCTCCTACATCCACCGGTTACGAATATCCACTCTTTGAATCTTTTATCCCTAACCGTGAGAAAACGAGGTGTATCTCCGGCAAACGTAACTGGCACAGCAATAGCTTTGTGTTTTTTCATCGCTCATTAGCTTCTACGATCCCCTGATAAGTTTATTTGGGAGAATTCTGTACACTAGTATTTGTCACGGTATCAGATGAAGGAACTTCTTGTTGAGATTGAACCTGAACTGCGGCACTTGGAGGTGCACCTCGCATAATCATGTCAGGTGGTGGTTCAGATGTAACACTATCTAAAAATTTTGTGATTTTTGTGATATCCTCCTTAGACTTTCTAAGATCGGTGTAAATGTAATACGAAGCTACTGCGCATGCCACGAGGGCTACTATAATAGCGGTTTCGCGATCAAGACCAAACATGTATTTTATAAAGACCCTTTGTTTTTAAGTAGATACAATCGCACCCATATTAGATGTTTCACGCGTGGGACAATTGTGCCCATATTTTCCAAATTGGACTTCCTGATAACGCCCATCCTTACAAGGTGCATTCTGAGAAGGTATATAGTTATTGAGTGTTCCGGATTTAGGATTGTAGGTGATCATAAAAACGAAAAATACGAGGAATAGAAATATCCACATTTATTATTATATAGGATTTAATTACTGTACATTAATCCGCCCATACCCGATTCTATGCGTAAAATATTGAGGTTTACGGCATAAATCGTATCCGCATGTACTTCAGTTTCACTGACTAAACGCGCGCTGTCAAGACGACTAAAATTTAAACTCCCTGTAGGTTGAATTTTTCCAGTCTCTAAACAGAATGGGTAAATGAACCGCTTTTTATTATTACCATCAGCATCCGGTGTAGAAGCAACCGTATGGTAATATTCAGAAACGGATGTATAATGTGGATCCGTGTACTTAAAATCAGTCACATCGGTTCCATTGATCTGAAGTTTAATCTTATTACCGTTTCCAGCAATAGTTAAATCGCTGCCATCAGCTGCACATAAATACTTAACCGGGTGATTAAATGTGAGGTCCTGTATGGTATTCAAAGAAGGAGTAGATACTTGTGTTTGTGTTATAAGCATATTTTGAGCAGTTTGGGAAAGTACCGAACGCTCATCGGAGTCAAGATATACGAAATGTGCAAAACATTCCCAACTATGACTAGATGCAGTGTAATCGGGCCCCCATGTAATACGGAATTCCACATCATGGAATTGTAGAGCTACTAAAGGTAAAGCAGACTGCCAATTCTCACAAAAAGAGAAACGACAGGGATAAAAACGAGACTTGCGTGTAGACGATGCAGCGTCTGCTCCATGCCCGGAAGCAGATTTAGTGAAATTAGAGGCACTGAGAGTTGGGGCTACAAACTGAGAGAAGTTAGAATCTTGTGTGTCTATAACCTGACCTCCGCAGAGAAGCTCGATTTTAGAAATTTGTCCAGTCCACTCTTCGGCGGTGTACATTGCGGTCCCACTGCGAGGAGCTAAATACACAAAACCGAGTAAGTCTCCTTTACGCTCAAAGCGAATCGTAGACATACCGTTTGGAGTGGGGTTACCCTGAATAACCTGCTTTTCGACGGTTTGCGAAAAATTTGTATGACGTTTATAGGTAGAGCGAAAAAAGCTCACTTCTGGCTGGCCAACGATATGCGCATCTTGCGCGCCGATGGCCACTAATTGGGCAATTCCACCTGACATGTTTTATATTATAATACGGTTTTATTTTTTTAAGCTCAGAATAGAGGAACTTGTGGGTGAATAGATTCTGTAAGTAGCAATGATAGTATTCCAATCATAGCAAATCTACCGTTAATAAGTTCCGTTTCAGGCTTCCAGAATCCCTGAATATAACCTTCATCTTTGGGATTGGATGCCGTACCGAGAAATGCGAGAGCGGTGACGGCTACAGAAAGTCCGATGTTCTCCTGAAACTGTGTGCTGATGGAATGACCTGTCATAACTTCGTCGACTACCGCTGAAGTAAATCCAACCATAGCAGCACGGCCATTAATACGTTCAGCTACAGATAGATAATCATTTGAACGATTGAGAGACGTGAGAGGTGGTCGTGTCGCGACCCTTTTAGAACTCGATGTAGTTTGATTGTTCTTTGTTTGTGTATTTGTGTTCACGATGGGTCTGAGAATAGCTGTGCAAGACATTTGTACTTGTTATACAAACTTTATCTTTAATCTTATCCATTTGTAATAATTCCATCAACATCATATCTAAGCATATATTCAAGTTCTCGTGGTTCTTTATGTGTATACGTAAAGACATTTATATTTTTATTCTTACAAAAAGCGATAAACTCGTTATCTAAACATGTCCAATGAATAATTACACACGTTAAACCTTTCGTAATGAAATCATATTCAGCTCTCAGATATGTAGTTTCAAATGTAGTACCTATATTAAATCGTATAGACAGTTGATTTGTAAGTTTACGATTAAAACTTGAAAAATAAATTTTACTCGTATCTTCTTTTTCGTAAAATTTATTTAGCGCGTTTGTGACGTTTTTATCATACCCTTTAATATCTATTATAATTAGAATATCACGTATACGCGGAAGTTGGTCGTATACATCCTTTAGCGAACATATACCCATTTTTTTTAAATCTATAAATTCCAATTCGTCTATAAACCCACTCGATGTATATACATCATGATATAATACAATTTCACCCGATTTACATAATTGTACATCAATTTCAACTCCGTAATAATTTTGTGATAAAGCCTCACCTATAGCCTCTATACTGTTATCTTTGTGAATCTTGGAAAGTCCCCTGTGAGCTATATACTTCATCGCTATTATTACAAAACATCTTTTACAAATGTGATTAATTTGTAAAAAATGTGGATCTCCTCCGGCCGGGTTCGAACCGACGACCTACAGGTTAACAGCCTGTCGCTCTACCAACTGAGCTACAGAGGAATGGTCCTCTCTACTAGAATCGAACTAGTGACCATTGGAACTACAGTCCACTGCTCTACCAACTGAGCTAAGAGAGGAAAAGATTTATATGATTGTTCTGGGAGCCTCTTAAGGTGAACAGTCTTATG